TGACGTAGCAAAAGCAGAGTGGCTCGAGAATAACAACTTCACTCTTGTAGAAATAGAAGAAAATGAAGTAGACACTTTAAACAAAGATTTTTTTAAAAATAATTATAATATTATTTTATGAACAAAGAGTTTTTAATCTTAGGAGTGGGAAGAAGTGGAACGGGTTATATATCTGAACTTTTTAGTAATCTAGGCTACCCCATTGGCCACGAAAAGATGGGCGAATATGGCATAGCTTCTTGGTTGTTTGCGGTTAACTCTGAACCTAAAAATCTCCCAAATAACTGGGGGAGCTTCACCCCGAAGCTAAGGCGTAAAGAAGATACCTTCAACCACGTAATAAATGTTATAAGGAACCCCGTACACGTGATAAGGTCATTCGCTAACTTCCCTCCCCCAGATAATAACGAATGGCGAAAAGAATTCATATCAATAGACAAAAACTTAAACCCTATGGAACAATTGATTAAAATTTATATTGAGTGGAATAAATTAATACTCAATCAAAACCCGAACCTCACAGTAAAACTAGAAAGCGCCAGCAGCACAATACCCAAATACTTAATAGAAAACAACTTCCCATTGCCAGAACAAATAACCCTACCGTCAAGCAACACGAACTCGAAAGGTAAAAATAAAGAATTAACAATCGAGCATATTAAATACTGGACGAACCCAGAGCTACTCGATGAATTTAATAAAGAAATACAGCTCTACGAAAAGCTTGACTAATTCGCAAGTTCGCGTTAACATTGTTCCATGGCTATCTATAGTTTAAGAATCGAAAAGCATGTATTAGGTGGTCTGGTCAAGAACCCAACCGTATTTCCTGAGGTGGAGCGATTCATTAGTGAATATGATTTTCACAGTGACGTTCATAACACAATCTTCTGTGTGATAAGGGACACCCTCCTCAAAAAAGAAAAAATCGACAAGGTAATTCTTGCTCAGAAGGTAGTAAATCTAGGTATATCATTTAAGGATGACATATCAATAGCTGACTACATAGAGAGTCTATCATTCACCCAAATTACCCCGAAAGCAACCGTCGACGCAGCAAAGGAGCTACTTAAGCTCCGCATACGCAGAGAAATCTCAGAAGGTTGCTCAAACATATCAGACTGGGTAAAGCAAAACGGCAACCTAGACGTTGATGAAATTGTCTCGACCTGTGACGCCAAGTACAGTGACGTAATTAACAGTTACGAAATGGATGACGAACCCAAAAATATCTTCGACGATATGGAAGATATGGTAGAGGAGCGTGGCAACAATCCAGTAGAGGAGTTTGGGTTTGAAACAGCTTACCCAGAATTCAATCGACTATACGGAGGCTTACGTCCGGGAAATCTTTACGCAATCGTAGCTAGGCCGGGACAAGGTAAGTCAACTTGGATTGCGGACATGGCGCTCAAAGCCGCAGTAAGAAATAAAACGCAAGTCCTAGTCCTAGACACAGAAATGTCAACGGTTGACATACAATTTAGGATGGTGGCGGCGATATCAGATGTACCAGTATGGTACCTCGAGACAGGTAACTGGAGAAAGAGCCCAGAGCTAGTCGAGAAAGTGAGAGAAGCCTTCGCCAAGGTAAAAGATTACGAATACTATCACTACGAAGTCGGTAATAAAAATATTGATCAGATTTGCTCGCTCGTTCGCAGGTGGTACTTCTCTAAAGTTGAAAGAGGAGAACCTTGTATCATTGCCTACGATTATGTAAAACTTACCGGAGAAAAAGTTGGAAACAACTGGGCTGAGTACCAAGCTATCGGAGACAAGATAGACAAATTAAAAAAACTAGCAGAAGAAGTAAACGCGGCCCTAATTACAGCTATGCAAATGAACAGGTCGGGAGAAAGAGGTAACAACGCCGCTTCAGTAGATGATAGTTCAGCTATATCTTTGTCCGATAGACTACAATGGTACGCAAGTTTTGTAGCAATCTTCCGCAGAAAAACTAATGATGAAATTGCTCAAGATGGGCAAGACTTTGGAACGCATAAACTCATCCCCCTTAAAACTAGGTTCCAAGGCAAAGAAGCGGCTGGACATCAAGACCTATTTCGCAGGACATTCGCAGACGGAACGCAAAGATTTATAAACAATTACCTAAACTATAATGTTAATAATTTTAACATAGACGAAAGAGGATCACTAAGAGATATAATACAAAGAGACAATGAGCAGTTTCTCGTAGAAGGTGGAAACGAAAACGACGGAGAATTACTATGATAAATAATCTAAAAGATATCCTCTTGGATATAGGTTACAGTAATATATCAGATAACGGTAGGGAGTTCCGAATGAAACCAATCTACCGAGACTCAAGCAGTAATACGGTTCTTAGCGTAAGAAAAGACACTGGCCATTTTATTGACTTCAGCAAACAAATAAGTGGCTCCTTTTCAGACTTGGTAAAAATTTCGCTCAACTTAAAATCACAAGACGAAGCTGTAAAATGGATTCAAAGTAAAACCGACGGAACAGTTAGCCTTAAAAAACCCAAGCCCGAAGTCAAAGGCCCCAAGATTTTACCCCAAGAATTTTTAAACAAAATAATACCAGAGCATGAATACTGGATTACCCGAGGCGTAAGAAAAGAAACACTCAAAGAATTCGAAGGAGGATTAGTTAAAGTAGGTAAAATGTCAGACAGGTACGTCTTCCCAATTTTCAATTATAAAAAAGAACTAATCGGGGTATCCGGTAGAGATGTCTTAGCTCAAGACAATTCGTCTAGACCAAAATGGAAACATATCGGAAACAAATCCGAATGGAAGTACCCAATGCAAATAAATAATAAAATTTTACAAAAAGAAAAAGAAGCCTTCTTAGTGGAAAGTATCGGAGACATGCTTGCGCTTTGGGAATGCGGCATTAAAAATGTTATAGTAACTTTCGGTCTGGATGTAAGCGTGTCTGTAATCAACTACCTCCTGAAGATTGACATAGATAAAATATATGTTAGCTTTAACAATGATGAGGAGAATAATTCTGCTGGGAACGTAGCCGCTGAGAAAGCCAAAAAGAAATTACTGAAATATTTCGACCCACCGCAAGTAGAAATAGCTCTACCAACCCGAAAAGATTTCGGCGAAATGCGTCCGGATGAAATCATCATCTGGAAGAACAATATATCCTCAAATTCTCGTGTCTAAAAATAATAAAATCCTATCGGCGTCTCGTGTCAAAACCCTTGATACGTGTTCGTGGTCATACTGGTGCAACTACCACCTCAAAGTGCCTCAGAAGGCTAATTCTGGCGCATTACGGGGGTCTCTGTGTCACCTCGTCTTTGAGCTTATGCTTAAAGATCGTCACCAGCATCATTATAAAAAAATTTTAAAAAATCACAGTATAGATGGCAGTCCATCAATTAAAAGACTGGTAATAAAACACCTGACCAGAGACGGAATAATAGACGACGGAGAAAGCTATGAGCTATGCGATAAAATGATTGTTGTCGGGCTGCAGTACGATTTCTTCGGAGCAAAAGGCTCCAAGATTATAGGCATTGAGGAGAAATTCTTACTTGATAAAACTGAGCCAACATACAAAGCAATGGGCTTCATAGATAAGGTAGTCAGGAAGGGTAGCAAAATAAAAATTGTTGATTATAAGTCCAGCAAAAATAAATTCAAAGGAGAAGAACTTACAAGTAATATTCAAGCAATGATGTACACCCTTGCTGCTCATAAATTATGGCCAGACGTAAAAGATATTGTTGTAGAGTTTTTATTTTTAAGATTTCCCAAGTCTGCATCTCAAGAGATAAGAGTAACGAAAGAGCAACTGGCGGGTTTCGAGCATTACCTAGAACACGTATATAAAATAATTAATAAATTTTCAGAATCAGACGCTAAATTAAATTACGCCGCTGACAACCAAAGCACTCAATGGCTTTGCAAGGCCGGTAAGACTTGGAGGTGTCCTTACCTAGACCCAGTAGAATATTATATTCTTAAAGACGAACAGGGTGAGATAGTAAAATCCGCATTTAAAAAGAAAGACCTCAAAATTAAAGAAGGTCACTCAATAGAGAAAAAGAAATACTCTGGTTGCCCTGCTCACTCCACTCAAGCCAAGGCAAAAGATGAATTTGACCTCGACGCAGAGGAAGATGAATTTGACTTTTAAAATTGATACTTGACAGCCGAGTAAATTTTCTTTATTCTAATATAAAGCGGTAATGAAAGTTCTCCCTATATTTCAATCTCAGTATAGCTTGGGTAAATCTATTCTCACTTTAGAGAAGAAAGAGGATTCATCCGAGTCTGGGCCAGACTCAATCTTGAATCTATGCGCAGACAATAAAATTAAAAATCTACTCCTAGTAGACAACAACATGTCTGGATTCTTACAGGCGTACAACAACGCAAAAGAGTCGAACATAAAACTAATTTTCGGTCTGAAAATCTTAATTGGCCCGAACGCCCTAGACAAAACAGAAGAGTCTTTGAAAAAGTTTTCTAAAGTTGTCATCTTTGCCAGAAACGAAGAGGGCTACAAAAAATTAATTAAAATTTATTCTGAGGCATCTGTTAATGGTTTTTACTACACACCCAGAGTTAGTTATAAATTCGTTAAATCTTTATGGGACGACAAACACCTAACCCTATGTGTTCCATTTTACGACTCATTCATTTTCAAGAACGTGATTGAAAATTATGTGTGCGTACCTGAATTAGACTTCACCACACCGACATTCTTTATTGAAGACAATGGCTTACCCTTTGATAAGGTAGTGGAGCAAAAAGTTATAGAGTACGCCGAGAGTAAGAGCGACTTAATTAAAACTCAAAGCATATACTATAAAGATAAAAAAGACTTCTTAGCTTATCTGACTTTTCGTTGCATAAACAATAGAAGCTTACTGGAAAAACCCAATCTAGAACACATGTGTAGCAATGAATTTTGCTTAGAAAGCTGGAAAGAAAAAAATGGTACCGTTTAAACCCAAGAAAGTAGAAAAGCCATGGGGTTATGAACTTTGGCTCGCTAATAACAAGGACAACAACTATTGCTCAAAAATCCTTTTTATAAAAAAGAATAAAAGCACCTCAATGCATTATCACCTAAATAAACATGAGACGATGTTTGTATTAGAAGGAAAGTTAACGGTAGACGGACTAGCGGACAGGCACTCTACTTCATACAAATTTTCAATGACAGCACAAGAGGGCGAGTCAATGGAGATAGAAAGAGGTAGGGCTCACAAACTAATAGCAGACGGAGCAGACCTGACGATTATAGAAGCCAGCACATTCCACCGAGACGAAGACAGCTACAAACTATTTAACTAATGGACGATCATTTACTTAGATTTAAAGAAGATACGGAGTACGTTTTTATCGACTGCGAAACTGAAAACTTATGCCTTAATCGTGAGTTTAATTTACCTTGGCAAATAGGCATGATAAAAGTAAAGGGTAATAAAAAAATCGCAGAAAAAAACATACACATTTCATGGGAGAGAGAGTTAAACGTAGGTAAAGAAGCTGCCAGAATAACTAGGTTCAGCCCTAGTAAATATAAAAAGCTAGCCGTACCTTATGACGAAATTTTTCCAACAATTCAAGACTGGCTCGATAACGCTGACTATATCATTGGTCACAATATCTTAGGGTTTGACATTTACCTAATTAAAGACTATTATCAATTCATGGGTCTTGACTACAGGCATCTGCTACCAAAAATAATTGATACTAATTGCATAGCGAGAGGGTTTAAAATAGGACAGCCTTTTAAAAGAGATGAACAATTCCTAACCTATCAATACAAGATTTTACACACTCGCCAGAAGGGAGTAAAAACAAGTCTTCAATTCTTAGGAAAGGAGCATGACCTTGACTTCGACCCGGACAACCTGCACGACGCACTCAACGACCTTGAGCTTAACATCAAGGTGTGGAATAAAATAAAATGGCACGTAGATATTTAAAATGGCATCAAAAGATTTTATATACGATTTACTAGATAAACTCGAAGAAGAAAGGATAGAGTACTTACTCTTTACCCTCGAAAGAAAAGACGAGGACGGTGCTGGAGAGCTGTATTACAACTTTTACAGAGAAGATTCCAGAGAAGACGCCTCCAGAATACTAGATAACTTATCAAAAGCGGTGCTGGATATTGATGAAAACAATCAGGACATAAACATAGAAATTGAAGATGATAACGAAGACGAAGATGAATAAAAAAACTAAAGCCAAATTTGAAGATCAGTTTACTGAGCTTGACTTAGGGCTCCATGGTGTTCGCTTGCCCTCGTTCGAGATCGAAAAAAAGTACAAGCGTCAAGCTGGCGTTAGTGAGGATGTAACTAATGAAGAATTCTTAAAAGGATTATGTAACAAGGGTTTCAAGTCTCTCAACATCAAAGACAAAAAGCTTAAAAAAATATACGCTGACCGCGCTCGCGTAGAGCTAGAGATCATCTCGGAGCTAGGGTTTGTAGATTACATGCTACTCGTCTGGGATGTAATTAATTTTTGTAAGGAGAGCGATATTCCAACCGGATTCGGTCGGGGTAGTGCCGCTGGCAGTTTAATCCTTTACTTAATTGGTGTTACAGGAATAGACCCAATAAAACATGATTTATTTTTCGAGCGTTTTATCTCCAAAATCAGAGCAAAAAAACAAGTGGTAGACGGAGTAACCTACCTCGATGGCTCTTTAATGTGCGATGTAGATTTAGACATCTGCTACTACAACAGGCATAAAGTTTTAGATTATCTAAGTCAGAAATTTGAAGGCAACACCTGTAAGATAATTACATTAAACTCACTCACTTCCAAGCTCTTAGTAAAAGAGTGTGGTAAAATTGTTGCTGGCAAAACAGAACAGGAGATGGACATAGTTTCATCTCTGATCCCCAAAGTTTTCGGTCAAGTGAAAGACATCGAAGAAACTTACGAAGAGGTATCGGAATTTAAGGAATGGTGTGATGAGAACCCGAAAGCCTACGAAGTAGCCTTAAAACTTAAAAACTTAGTTAAGAACAAAAGTATTCATGCTTCAGCCGTGTCTTTATCCTATGATAAGCTAGAAGACTGCTGTCCCATTGAGCTAACGTCAGATAAAACCAGTATAGCGTCGTCGTATGACATGAACTGGGTTTCGATTTTCAATGTAAAACTAGATATCCTTGGGCTCAGAAGCGTATCGGTAGTCGACGATGCCTGTAAGAGTATCGGTATCAAGCCTTCTGATATAGATTTTAATGACAACTTTATTTACCAGAAACTATATGACCTAAGACACCCACACGGTTTGTTTCAGATAGAAGCAGACACTAACTTTCGCGTATGTCAAAAAGTTAAACCAAAAAACCTAGAAGAACTTAGCGGAGTGTTAGCCCTAGCTCGTCCGGGTGCATTAGCCTTTGTTGATCAGTACGCAAACTATACAAATAATAATTCTTACGATGCTATTCACCCGTTCTTTGATGACATCCTGTCTTCTACAGGCGGCGTAGCCTTATATCAAGAGCAGTTGATGAAAATGGCTCACAAAATAGGCTTCACACTTGATGAAGCAGAGATATTGCGCCGCATCGTTGGTAAAAAGAAAGTTTCCGAAGTTAGGAAATGGAAAAAGAAAATTAAAGACAAGGTTGCTGAGCAGAAATTAGACAAAGAAATCGGAGAAGTTCTCTGGAGGATTCTGGAGGATAGCGCCAACTATTCCTTTAATAAGTCTCACTCAATCTCTTACGCTGCCTTAGCAGCTGCGACAGTGTACTTGAAATTTAAACACCCACAAGAATTCTTCTTGAGCTTACTTAAGATGACTAGGCACGAGCCAGATCCGATTATGGAAATTTCAAAAATCCAAACGGAAATGTCTGCCTTCGGTATTAAATTACTGCCACCACATATAGTTAAATCAAGTATGGATTTCACCCTTGAGGGTAACGACATTAGGTTCGGCTTGCTTTCCATTAAGGGAATCTCAGATAAATCAATTGAGAAACTAAACAATTTCAAAAATGAATACTCCGGTAAGTTTGAAGTCTTTGAAGGTGCAAAAGAATCTGGTCTAGGTATCGGCGCGTTATGCGCCCTCATTCAAGCGGGAGCTTTCACTGGCTACAGACAGTCGAGAAGTAAAATCGTATACGAAGCCCAACTGTGGAACATCCTAACAGCCAAAGAAAAAAGATTGGTGATGGATTATGCCGAACAAGAAGACCACGACCTCGTAAAAATATTAAAACTTTTAAAAGATAAAAAAGATGAAAAAGGCAAGCCTCTTATTAAAGAGTCCCGAATGGGCACAATAAGAAAAAGAACAAACGAGAAGGGGTACAAAGAAATTTACGAGCTGAACAGTAGGTCAGAAAGTTTTGCGAATTGGTTTTACGAAAAGTCCCTGCTAGGTTACACATATGGAACGACACTTAAAGACATCTTTAGCGAGAAGCGTCAAGAGTTAATGTATGTTAATGAAATTGAAGACATGCCTATGGACTCGAGAATGGTGTTCATTGGTAGAGTAGAAGGTAAACCATATAATGGCGTCAGCAGAACCGCAAAGAAAAGTCAATACCTAAGGCTAGAAGTAGCAGATGAGACAGGTAAAATGAAAGTAATGATCTTTAACCAAAAGAAAGATCAATGCAAAGAGATGAACAATGGCTTTCCAGACGACAAAAGCATCGTTATAGTAAAGGGAGTAAAGAAAGAAGGCACAATATTCGCAGACGTAATAGCTGTTCAAAGTAATAAAATTTATACTAAACTATCAGATCTAAAAAACAAATAAATGAACTTGACAGCAGCACAAAAATAACCGATAATTGACGTATGATAAACTTTTACAAAGCAAACCCTAGGGTTACCGGTACCGCATGTTCTTTTTACCTAAACCCACGAGACAACGTATTCTTCTCCACTATGATCAAGCAGGACTCTTGGGATAGCAACAGGAGAATTGGTTCATTTGCTAAAAATAAAGATAACCCCAGTAAAAAAGTAAACATTAAATTTAGCCCCACGGAAATCGCTGGAATTATTGACGCATTAGAATCTAACAGAGAATTTGGCGGCTACCACGGCAGTAACCAAGTGGTTAAATTCAAGTTCTGCCCTTACTTAAAAGATGGCAAACAAATTGGCTTCTCTTACTCAGTTAACAAAGAATCAAAAGAAGACTCCTCAGATAAAACTAATTTCATTATTGGCTTTAACTACGCAGAAGCAAGACTCCTCGTAGAACACCTTATCCATCTGCTCCGTAGTCATTTCAAAGCAAATGATGCAGCAGCTTCGACATTCAACCCCCCAAGCAAACCCGCAGAAAAACCTGCGCCAGAGGGAGATTTGTCAGAAGAGGATGATGATCTAGATGTCTGGTAGAAAAAAAATACTTTACCAGAGCGACTTTAGTCTACTTAAAACTGGATTTGGTCGCGCTTCAAAGACTGTTCTATCGTACTTATACAAAACAGGTAAATACGACATAGTTCACTACTGCGCTGGCACAAGCGTAAGCTCCCCCGAGCTAAGCAGGACGCCATGGAAATCGATAGGGTGCCTACCAGATAATCAAAAAGACATCTTAGAAATTAACAAAGACCCACACGTGCAAAGACAAGCTCAGTATGGTTCCTACTACCTAGACTCCGTGGTCAAGCAAGAAAGGCCGGATATTTATATCGCTGCTCAAGATATTTGGGGTGTAGATTTTTCTATAGGTAAAAAATGGTTCGATAAAATAAATTCAGTTATATGGACAACCCTTGATTCATTACCAATCCTGCCATCAGCAGTAGAAGCAGCAAGAAAAGTTAAAAACTTCTGGATATGGAGTTCGTTTGCTACAGACGAGTTGAACAGCATGGGCTTCGATCACGTAAAAACATTTCACGGCCCGATAGATCACGAAAGCTTCTACAAGTTACCAGACGAAGAAAGAAAAAACTTAAGAACAAAGTTTAATATATCAGAAGATACATTTGTAATTGGTTTTGTATTTAGAAATCAACTCAGAAAATCAGTTCCAAACCTATTGGAAGGATTTAAAATATTTAAAAATAATAATCCAAACACTAAAGCCAAGCTGCTTTTACACACTCACTTCGAAGAAGGGTGGAACATACTTCGCTTGGCAGGCGAATACGATATTGATCAAGAAGATATAATTACAACTTATACTTGTACTAACTGTGGCTCCTACGAAGTTAAAAACTTTAACGGGCAGAAGATTGCATGTAACCACTGTGGTCACCAAAACTCCCAAGAAACTACGAATGTAGCAGCAGGGGTATCAGAGAAGCAGTTAAACGAAGTGTACAACTTAATGGATGTATACTGCCACCCGTTTACCTCTGGTGGTCAGGAGATACCTATTCAAGAAGCTAAGTTTGCGGAACTAATAACACTGGTTACTAGCTACAGTTGCGGTCAAGAAATGTGCATAGAAGAAGCTCACTCGCTACCGCTAGACTGGTCGGAATACAGAGAACACAATACAGAATTTATCAAGGCTTCAACTTGCCCAAAATCTATAGCCCAACAGTTACAAAAAGTTTTAGAAATGCCGCCAGAGGACAAGGTTAAAATGGGCAATCAAGCTAGAGAGTGGGCGGTCAAGAATTACTCCATGGAATCCCTAGGTCCTATTCTGGAGGAATTCCTAGATAACTGCGAGCCAGTAACTAATTACTCATTCCAAGAACAAGAAGAGTTAAGAGATCCAAACTATCAGATTCCAGCTATTGAGGACGACGGAGAATGGGTTCTTAATCTTTATCATAATATTCTAAAGGCCCCAACCGTAGACAGAGACAACGACGGCTTTAAGTATTGGATGAAAGAGATGGAGAACGGAACCAACAGAGAACAAATCGAAGACTACTTCCGCAAAACAGCCATCGCAGA